TTCCAGGTATAGTTTCTAGTTCTAGTTCCTTTGCTTTTGTAGCTCCAACCTTATTATTGTTATATAAAAGCTTACCATTAGAATCCTCTGTAAACTTATCAGTTTTCTTCGCAATATCTTTCAATTGGGCGGTTATATCTGTTCTTAATTGTTCTACTTCACCTTTTTTAGCAAAGATAATAGTTGGATCTACTTTAAGTTCTACTGTATCTGTATTAACAACACAAAGTATTAAATCTAGTAATAACTCTTTAGTAGAGCCATCTGCTATTACAGGTTTGTAGGTTTCTGCACATTTACAAATACCTATAAGGTCACCTTCATTGTCATACGCTCCATATTCACGAATTGTAAAACCACCAATTGTTGAAGGAATCATAACTTCTATATGAATCCAATTTGGATTATCTTTATCTATTTCAACATGATTTATATTTCCTTCCCAAACAACATTTTTTAAATCAGTTTGGCTTTCTGTTGGCTCATAGTAACTACCGCCTCCATCTCCTATCTTCATTTTTGTAAAATTTATTTTAGTGCCTAATCCTATAGAATTAGCTACTTTAGCTTTTCCTATATTAGTTAATATGCTATAAAATTTTTCTGCCACTTTATAATCCCTCCTTTGTTGGATATGTTCTAATGTTTTCGAAACTTCTAGGTTGCATAAGTGGAATTTTAACATCTGTTTTATAAGCTAGATTATTAGGAGTCCATGGAAATACCCTTACTGTTTCTCCCTGTAAGCCAACTATAACAACTCTAAAATCAGTTTCTGTAATTGCTCTTAAAATATAATTAACACCCAAGTGTGACGGTTTCACTTCTCTTACAGAATCATATAAAGTATCAAATCCTTTAGAAAAACCACTATGACTTAATAAATTAATTTGAAAATAATACTCTGGATTATGTTCTATAACCTCAACATCTTCTACAAAACTCTTACATATATTTTTTATTGCTTCTATTGTGGTTGTTCCTTGACCTTTTAATTTTGCTAAAATCCTACTTCTTCTAATGGCATAACTATAATCTATATTATTTTTTATCCCTAATTCCTTTTCCCAAGTGTCTAATCCCCAAGTTGCAGTTTCAATAAAACATTGATTAATCAAATCTTGTATATCTGCATTAGTAGAATCTACTTGCTTTTGCTGTTCTTCATAGACTTTAGATAATAAATTCCTTGGAAAAGGTGATACATAATCTTTAAGTTTCATTACATACCACCTCGCTCAAAACAGCTATTTGATTTTCCTTTATATTTATATTATTTGTACTACCATTAATAGTTAAATTATTGTAATCCTCAACCCCATCACTACTTAGGATTAAAGCCCCTATCTTAGCAATACTTATATATTTAATATTTAAGGCTACTTTCTTTAAATACTCTTCTATAGAGTTCTTTATATTTTCTTTAATCTTATCTAGTGTAATTTCTTTAGAATTATAAATTAAACTTACAGATATATTTAAAAGTAATTCTTCTACAGAAAGAAGAAAAACAGTAGCTCCTATAGGTCTAACTTTTTCTATATGTTCTTTAACTTTATCAATTAACTCTTTACTAGCTGCTCTTTTATTACTATTAGAAATAACACATAATACTGAGCCTGATTCTTTTTCAAACTTATCGTTTGTTTCTTCATATATCTTTGCACTCCCACAACCTTCTGTTTCTAGGCACCATTGCTTATAGTGATAGTCGTTTCCGCTGGTGGCTGGAGTTTGTACCTTTAGTAAATATCTATTATATAAATCTTCATCACTTTCTTGGTCATATCCATTAATTATTTTTTCTTCATTTAATACGCTAAGAATACCTTCATATTTTACTGGTAAACAACATATTTCCCCTACATCTACATTATATTTACTTCCCTTTTCACTTGCTGTTATTCCTACAAAACCAATTCCACTATCATCTAAAATTAAATCTAAATTAGTAAAATAAGTCCTTCCTAATTTAGTTGATACTAATGCTCCTTTAGGTAATTTAGCTTTTTTCTTTCCAGCAACCTTTATAATGCCAAATGCTATTGTAAATAACTTCTTCATAATTCCATGTTCCAAACATCTTCTTTCTAAATATAGTGAATATTTATTTTCTAATGCACTAGAAGCAAACACCATCTTAGTTGCTTCATCTAACATCATACTTTGATAAGAAAGTTCATAACAACAAGGCATTAGTGAGTTGTATACTAGACTCTTTTTAGATATATCTACATCTTTTAAAGTACTGGTCATTTCTTTATAATAATCTTCTGCACTTTTAAAAAACATTCTTTATCACCAACCTTTTTCCCAATCATATGAACCATAAATACTGTTAATTGTAAATTCTACAGTTGTTTTACTTCCTTCTTGAGAAGTTTTTATATCTTCTATAGATTTTACATATTCATCTACAAGTGCTTCTTCTAGTATGGTTCTTATATTTCTATTTATATAAGTTAAATCTTTTCCTATTAGACTTTTTAAGTTATTCCCTACATTAGGATAAATTAAATATCTATTTCTTTGTATTTTTAATGCTAAGAAACATCTTACTTTTACAGCTTCAAGACCTTCAACTCTAGTAAACTTTCCTTTATCATCTATAAGAATTTCTTCTTTTTCAAAGTCGATAGCATATTCTTTTAACAACTCAGGTGTATTATTTTCGTTACTTCTAATTTTAGTTTTTCTAATGTTATAATCTCCAGGGAAAACGCTCATGCTTCACCTACTTTCTAAACTATCTTAAACATAACTAAATATTTATTCTTAGTTATCTCTCTTAATACAACTAGATCATTCTCTTTTAAACTGCTTTCAAATAAAATAGAACCATTAAAGATAGTTTCTGTTTTATCTCCAATAGTTCCAGCTAAACTTTTAAATTCTCTTGTATGTTCTAATAATTCTTCATTTATATATAAATTTTCTTTAAATAAAGGCAAGTCCTTTTTCATAATCTGTAAAGGACTAGTGGAAATAATTCTTCCTATACTCACTTCAGGAATTTCTATATAATTATCAGATGTATTTTCTACACTTCTAAGCCATTTTTCTTCCCATCTCATTTTTTACACCTCTAGTCATTTACTACATATTTTCCATCTAGCATATTACATCTTGCATTATCTCTTCTAGGATATCCAAATCTTTTAATTTTAGCCTTAGCTCCTTCTATATCTCCACTTGCTAATAAATCTAATATGCTCCACTTTTGATTACCCCATTGATAAGCTATATCTACCATGCAATCAAAACAGTACTGATTAAGTTTAATTCCCTTATTATCACAACGCTTTTTAACTTCATCTGCCCAATTATTTAGTTCTTCCTTTAGCCATTCAGTAGCTTGTGATTCTGTACATGAAGTTACACCTTGTGCTTTTAATCTCTTTCCTACATCTCCACTAGCATCTGTACCGTAACCAATAGCCCCTGTAGAAGATGAATTATCCCATGAACTAACAAATCCTTCTAAGTCTTTAGCAAGTTCTACATATTTAGATGAATATCCATTACTAGTAGTTCCTCCACTTACACCATTATTCCATGCATTATCGGGAACAACTCTTATAACTTTAGCAACCTTATTTTTATTTAAATCAGATATTTTAATAACATCACCAGTTTGTGGAGAATGTATTACTTTTCCATCTCCAATATAGGCTTGAACATGTCCTGCATGAGGGAATACAATATCACATTCTTTTAAATTATCTGGAAAATCTTTAGTAACATCTTTTCCTTCCTCCATCATTGCATATGTTTGAGATGTTAATGTATGAGAATTAGATGTTACTTCAAGTTCATCTGAAAATTGATTATACACATAAGCAATATATCCACTACAATCCATACCACCATAAGATGGTGCTTTTCCACCATATAAATATGGTAATCCAAGGTGTCTTTTTAACTCTTCTAAAATTCTGTTTACTAAATCACTACCTGCACTTTCTTTTGAATTTGATTCATCATCTTGTTTTTCTTCGATATCTTTAAATTCTGTTAAGTCATGGTGTTTGCTTGGAGATAGTGTTAACTTACTTGTAAATGTTCCATCTTTATTCCAAGTCCATTCACTAGATAAAATATACATAAATACATCATAGTATTTAGTGCCAGGTATTTTTACCATTACACAATATGCAACTCTATAATCTATATCTCCTAAGCAAGTTACTTCAAGTTCTTCATTGGGAATAGATTTCTTTTGTAATAATTGTTTGGCTTCATTCTTTACTTTAGATATATCTCCATTTTCATCCATAGTCATGCTTTCTTGTATATTACCAAATCTGTTTAAGTCTGTATCTTCTAATGTTATAGTATTTACGACCTCGTCATGTTCATCTACTCCATATTTTGCTTTGCTACCATCTGCATTGTAAATTGCTACACTAGTAATCATATTTTCCA